TAGTCGCGTCGGCGGACAAGGATCCTAGGATCATATCTCCCCGATCTCCAAAGTACAACATACTTCTTGGTCAATACATTAATAAAAACAATGAATTGGCCATTTACAAGGGTATAGACACTTTATGGGGAGAAGAAACAGTTTTTAAGCATTGTTCTTTGCCAGCGATGGCTGCTCAAATTGTTAGGAAGTGGAACTCCTTCTCCTGTCCGGTAGCGGTAGGGCTGGATGCTAGCAGATTTGATCAACATGTGTCGAAACAAGCATTAAACTTTGAACATTCCGTTTACAGATACCTGTTTCCGGGAGATTCAGAGTTAAATTCTTTGTTGAGATGCCAACTTGTGAGTTATTGCAAGGGTAAAGGTGACATTTGCGATTTCGAGTATAAGACAACTGGCAGAATGTCAGGTGATATGAATACTTCAGTGGGAAACGTTATTCTCATGACTTCCGTGTTGTTGCATTGGAAAGAAACCTTAGGGTTGAAATTCAAGTTAGTCAATAATGGGGATGATTCAGTAGCAATAATGGATCTGTCTGAGTTGCCGAGATTTCTTGACGGCTTCGACTTATTCTTTGTTGCGTATGGATTCAATATGGTAGCTGAAGAGCCTGTGTACCAAATTGAGCATATAGAATTTTGCCAGATGAAACCCGTTCAACTTGATCGGGGGTGGATGATGGTGAGGAAACCACAGAGTGTATTCAAAGACATGATTGCCATTTCTTCCAGAGGCGTAGCAAATTACTACAACTATCTTAGAGATGTAGGAATGTGTGGACTATCCTTGTATGCAGATTGTCCTCTAGTTGGAACTTTTTACAGTGTTCTGAGTCGCCAAGGGAGCGAACGACTAGAAGGAGAATTGCAAGGTGGTCTAGCCTACTGGATGAAACAAGGCAGCTATGAAAAATTATCAGTTCTTCCTGGTGATTATTCAAACAATAGCCTCCTTAGTTACTGTAAGGCCTTTTCACTCGAACCCACAATCGTGAATGAATTTGAAGAACTAGTTGAAAAAGATCTAATGGCAGCAGTTCGATGGCTGTCGCTTTTGTGTTAAAATGAGTAACACAAAGAAGAAGAATAATGTTAGGACCGGGGGAGCCGCTTTAACTCCCCCAACCAAGGATGTTGAGTTTATCAACACTGGACACGCAGCTCAATCGAGGTATTTGGCAGCACTAGCTAACCCTTTTGCCTCGCCTGCTGTCCCCATTCCTGATTCCTTCCTTACGGCACACGTCTGTAAGTTGGGTAAGGAAGTTACGCTTACCGGCGTGACAACTCTCTGGCTTAAGTTGGAGAAACTTGCGGATGAAGCAACCGGTGATTATTACCTTGCCGTTGGAGACCAAAATGGAGCTATTGTACACTACACTAGTGAGATTGGGTCTCGGCTGGTAGCTGCTGGCATCGCCTTCGAGGACGTTGGCCAAGCTGACAGCATCATGGGGACTGTAACTTACACGCAAGTCAATAGCGCATGCGCTACTGGCCTGCCCTATGAGGAAGTCTCGCGCACTGAACGAATGGAACGAAACAAAGGTTTCGGTTCAATTCTGTATGAACTGGCTCGTCGTCAAGCTCTTGATTTTGAGGGTAATTCGAGGAGTCAGATACAGATTACTTTCAGTGCACCTATTGATATGATCGCTCGCTTCTCCGCCATTGTTGAGACTGATGGAGAACAAGGATTTGTGGAAACGCGTACGAGCAATTCTGATTTCCTGTTAACCTCTTCCTATCCGAATCACCATGCGGGAGTCTTCGCGGACACCCCGATGCCTGATTTGGATCATTCCCTTTTGACGCCATCCCATACTGATGTGGCAGACCACAACCCAGGGCATCACAGCTCTGCGTTGGCGGGTGCCGCTCATTGGGTGGCTTCTTCAGCGGGATGGTTATGGAACCACCGTAACGCGGTGGCCAACATGGTTTCAAAAGCGCCCTCTTATTACCAAGCCATGGTTAATTACGGCGGATCTTTCGTGAGAGCCGGTGGCCAGATCATGGCCATTGGCTCACGCGCCGCTCCGCTTGCCATTGCAATGTAATCATGAGGTCAATTTTGTTTAAGCTTTCAACAACTTTTGGCAAGTGTTTTTGTTCTGTCGTGCAAGATAACACTGGAGAAAGTGAAGATAAACCCAAACCTGAAGACCAGCAGCACGCGGCTGGCAAATGACCACAGAGTGCGGAAGCCCCGGCCGATTTCCGCAGCCCTCTCTAGCGTGCGGGCCTTATTCACATGTTAAGAA